CATAAAAGAAGTTCTCGCGTTCCCAGTTCAGCTCAAGGCTGAAGCTTCCACCTTCGGCTGAACGTGGATGAACCGGCAAGATCTGCCAACTGAATTTTGTCAGTGGTGAATAAAGGTAAGACTGGCGCGTTTCGCTCCAAACCCGCAGGCACAGATCCGGTCTGCGGGCGGCAGATGAGCGCAGAGCCTCAAGGCGGTCAGTCACCGCCTGCAATTCCAGCAGGGATCCCCTCAGGCTGATGATGGCGGTTTCCTCCAGCTTTGCTTCACCAGCCGACTGCATCTGCCAATCACTGCCAAGCATCCCCGGCAGCATGCCCGCGCCCTGCAGCTCCAACCAACTTAGCCCCGAGGAGCTGTTCATGAACCCTATCGCCAAGGCGGTCATCAGCGCCAGCTCTCACTTTCCTGCCACCCCCACTGAATGTGCATGGCGCTCTGCGCGTTTTGCAGCTCCTGCAAACGAAGTTTGTCCATCTGCAGGTCAAACTGGCGTTTTAGTTGTTCCGCCCAGAGCTGAAGCTGCGCGCGGTCGGCAGGAAGGTTGGTGTGGCTGCTCAAGTCGTAGTGCAGTACCGTGCTGATCAGGATGGCTGCCGCGCCGCTGAAAATGGCTGGCAGACAGGTCTCTGGCAGGTCGCCAGTGAGTACGCCATCCAGTCCGGTGATGGAATAGGCGTGGTTCAGGCTCAGGTTAATTTCCTCCAGCGCCAGCCTTACGGCCTCTTCGCGGGTTTCCTGCGGGGCTGCCAACCCATGCGGATCCAGAAATTGAGTGCCAAGGCGTTCGGTGAGGCTGCTCAGGGTAATCATTCCGTGCTCCTTTTGGTGGTTTTAGCGTGCTTCTGGCGCAGCGCGTGATAGTCTGCGGGTGTGAATTGACGCTTCCAGCCGTGGGCGTCCACAATGGTCAGGCTGCCGTCCGCATGCAGGGCATACGCCAGGGCTCCGGGACCGACCAGGTCTTCAACAACTTGCTTTAAGATATCCTCTCGCATAATTCCTCCAAATTGCCCCGCAGAGATTGCCTCCCTGCGGGGCTTGTAGTGATGGTTTACTTGCTGGCGCGCAAGCCGTCTTCCAGGGCAGTGCCCAGGATATAGCTGACCAAGAGCGCCAGGATGCCGGCCAGTTGATCCCCATCCAGCGGGAAATCAGGCTTTATTACCCTGATGACCATGAAAACCAAACCCACCAGGGTAGCCCAAAACTTGCGTGAACTTAAGAGGGTCTTCCATTTATCCATGCGATTCTCCTTTCGAACCTAAGCAACATTGCACTTGAACAGGGGGCGGAAGTCGTTAACCCAAACCGCCAGGTAGTGGCGCACCTTCAGGCGATGTTCGTCATTGCTGAAGACCGCCGGAGAGAGCTCGTCGCCAGCTATGAAAATTTCAGGCGCCAGACCAAAGCGTTCCCCCACAAAGATTGCGGGTGCCACGCGCGGGTCGCAAGCAGCCGCCCAGTCGTTGGCATCCGTCCATTCCGGCACCACCAGCGGCACGGCACTGCCCTTGAGGACGTTGTCGTAGACGTAGTCGGGCTCGCGCACCAGTGAACCGGTGCAGATTTCCATAGCCGCTTTTTGCTGCGCACGCCCTACCAGGATGTACTTCGGGTTGACAGCCATACGCGGACCCTCGCCGTAAAAAGTGCTGGCATCCTTGATGAGCATCGGCTGGTTGTAGACATTGCTGCTCACCAAATCCCAGTTGGTATGGTTGAGCGCCAGGGTGTTGAGGTTGGCATGCCCGCCAGCGGTCGTTACCGGGGTGGTATTGAACAACTGACTGCCATCTGCCAGGTGGGGACCCGTGCCGCCGTTGACAGTAAAGACCTCCGCCACCAAGCTTGAGATTTTGCGCATGCCGGCAGAAGCGAGCTCACGGGCATAAGAACGCAGTTTGCGGGTCTCATCGCGATCGATCAGCTCGAGTGTGAGAGGGATGTAGCCGCCATATTTGACGAAATTGGCGGTTTCAGGCGAGTCGCCAACCTGCAATTCAGGATAGGCTCCGCCTTCCGCGATACTCGGCAGGTCGCCCACGGTGCCGATCAGAGTGCCGCTGATTTCATGCAGGCTGTTGAAGTGTTCCTGAACGGTGACATCTTTCCACCAATCATAGCCAGCCTTGCCCAGCTCCTCCCAGGTGTTTGTCACCAGCTTGTTGAGGCTGTTCTTGACCAGACCGCTGAAGTCGGCGGTGGTTGCCAGCTGAGCGCGCTCAGGGAAATACCCGCCGTGCAAGTCGTAGTCGCCGGTGGTGTTGAGGTAGAGCTCACGGATGCCCGAAAGACGCGGCACCGAAGCTGAAACCATCTGCTTTTCACGCGGCGCGCCAAACAGGTCATCCACGGCTGCCTGCAGCCTTTCGCCGGGCTCGACCATGCCTTCAATGCGGGCAGGTCCCTGCACACTTTTGGCGCCGTCGTATTCTCCCAGCAGACTATACGCCTCGCGCAGTGCCGCTTTGAGTTCGGCAGGCGCAAAGGTGCGGCCCTGAAACTGGCTGCGGATGCGCTGCTGCATTCCGACAGGAAGACGCGTGTTTGCCAGAGAACCTTCGAGCAGGTAAGCGCTCATCTCAGAGCGCATTGCCCGCATTTCTGAAAGCTGCTCCTGCAGCTCAGGGGTTGGCAAAGCGGGTTGGGCAGGGGTTATTTCTGCCTGCAGCCCGGCTTGATCGTTATTCTGATTTACTTCCATCCTTTTTCCTCCAATTTGTAAGGGTTCGATGCCAAGTTGATTGAGCGCGCGCAGGAAGATCCCTCCGCGTGCCGGGTTATAGACCAGGTCGACGGAGTAAATTTTGAGGATCTTCTCCACCTTGCCAGCCTTCCCCTTGAATAAAATATCCGCTGAGAAGCCCACTCTCACTGCGGGCTCGTCGCTGGCTTCCAGCACTTGCCTGCCAATTTCAGCAAGGACTTTAGCGGACGGACCAAAAGCGGTCAGTTTTGCCCGCACACCACTGACTTCTTCGTCCCAGCGGGTATCCCGCAGGACGCCGGCGATATCGCGTACCGAGCGGGCACTGAGACTGTGATCCACAAAACAATTGACGCCTTCCCATAGTGCCAGCGACTCGCGCAGCACCTCCGCAGGGAATTCCCAACCGTTTGCCACCCCGGCGGTGATTGCCAGGATCTCAAAACGGTCGTGACTAACAGGGTTTACCTCCAGATTTAAGTGCTCTCTGAATTCACCCATTCGACTCCTTTCATACTCTTCCTTTCCAGCCCGGTTTTCTGCCCCACGCAATACCCCAGCGCTGTTCTTAAGCCTGTTCGTTCTGGTTATCCACGACTGCCGGCAACTGCTCGCCCATAAAGCGATAAACCAGGCGCAGCATTTCCTCGGAGCTGATCAAGCCCTTTTCATGCAATCCCGAAGCAATCGCCGCAGCCTTTTGCCCGGCATCGGCTAACTCGGCGTTGTCGCGCGCGGAGATATCACCGCCAGAGACGCTTATTTGGGCAACCGGATCGACACCTGGGTCAAAATACGCCCGCCTCTCAACGGCTACGCGCAGCAAATCCTGCAGAAACCAGCACATTGCCCGCTGCCTTTCCGCAAAACGGCGATAGGTCGGATTACCTGATGCCTCTGCCGTGGTTTTGGTCGAAGATTCTGGCTCAGCCAGGAAGTGCAACGGCAGCCCCACGCCAGCCGCGATCATCTTCTTGATTGCCAGACCATCGCTGGAGGCATCCAAAGCCTCCAACTTGGGAGCGATGACCGACCATTCCTCGTTCTCATCCGTCACCAACACTGAACCCGGGGCTGGTGGATGAAGTGCCAGTTGCGCCTGCCGGTTCGACCGCGCGCTTTCGTTGGCAAATCTTGCCCTCACCACGTAGACAAAGGCGTTGCGAAAACGGTTCAGCCGCACCCGGTCCTCCAGCCAGGCGCTGTAACGCGAGAGCCACTTCAGCACGGGCGCCAGGTCGCTTTCACCCCATTGAGACCCAACCGGCCGATTGACCGCGTAGTGCAGCATGACCGGGCTAAAAGCTTCACCCTCCCCGGGTCTGTCCTTGCCTGGCTGGTAAGCCGGATAGATGCGCTCATCACCATCTATTCCAGGCTTGCCCACATAGCGCAGTTCCTGCTCAATGTCTGTTTGGCTGGATTCGATCCTGGCAATATCCGCGCTCGGGATAACCCGCAGGTAGCTCATGCCAGATGCGTCGGTGGAGAGCAGCAAAAACAGATTGCCGCTGAGTACCAATTCATCCGAGAGCTCACCAGCCCGCAAGCTGAGATGGTTCAGGCGGTGATTCCAAAACCGCTCCAGGAATGCCTGGGTAGCCGCATGCGGGCAGCT